AAATGAATTAATCGAAGAGTTAAAAGAGTTAGGGGTTACGGAGGTGTAACAAAATGATTAAAAGAGTAATAACGATAACAGGTGACGTTGAGGCTTTAGGTGATAAAATTAATTATTTTATAGAAAATGAATTAATTGAAAAAGAATATGTTTCTGATGTGAAAATCATAGAAAATTATAGAAGTGCACAAACAAAAGAGTCTTATCTAGTAGGTGGAGGCACATGGACGCATTACACAGTATATTATACAGCGTTTATTTATGTAACGGAGGACTAAGCAATGAAATGGAATAAATTAACAGTAAGAGAGCTAACTAAAGAAGAACAAGAAGAGTATGGCGATTTATATAACTTTATGTGGGATGGAACGTTACCTGATATTGACGAAGAAGTACTAGTAACTTTTCCTTTGCCTTCAGGGAAGTTTGTTGATACACGTATAGATACATGGATAGAAATTGGAGATGGATTAGGTTTTGAAAATACTGAAAATGATGTTATATACTGGATGGAGTTGCCAGAATATAACGGAGAATTAGACGAGTAGGAGGACTAGAAATGACTAACGAAGAATTAGAACAAAAAGTTAAACGATTAGAAGAACAACTAACAGAAGTAAGAATTGAACTTTTAGAAAGAAAGGTGAATAAAACATCTTACGAAGTGGAAGTGCCAGAAGATATAGGAGATTATTATTTTGTTAGTGAATTGGGAGTTATAACTTTACTGAAAGATGTATTTTTTAGTGCTGGTTATGAGAAAGTATATCAACGTGGTTTAGCGTTCAAAACTAAAGAAGAAGCTGAACAATTCGATAAGGAACGCATATTAATAAATAAACTGAAGAATTGGGCTAAAGAACATCAAGAAGACTGGACACCAGATTGGAAAAATAGGGGAACGAAGTATCATATTTCGTATGAAATGGAACAAGGTTTTTTTAATATAGAATATTGTGTTTGTTATAACCCATTCACTAAACTACCTTTTTTCAAATCAGAAAAAATAGCGAAAAAATTTATCGAAGAATTCGGAAAGGAAATTAAGGAGGTGCTTTATAATGGAAGCAATAATCGAATTTTTTAAAAATGGAATAGCGTTAATTTTTTATGGAATAATATTTATTTTTGGAGTTTTTACTCTATATGGAATATTTAAAGGAATTGTTAGAGTAATGTTTAAGAAAATTTTTAAAGGGGGAGATTAAATGAAATATACTAGAGAAGAAGCAAAATTTTTTCTTGAAAATTATAAAAACATTCAATTTGAGTGTAATGATTTTCTTTTGAATAGTTACCAACCAGGAGAAAAAAGCGAAGTTAGCAATCAAAAGACGGGACGAGAAAACGAGAGAAATCTAATTAAAAAATTAGATGATAAGAAGTATCAAGAAAACAGAAGGATATTAAAATGCATAGATGTCTACTTGAAAAATCTAGATGTTGAAACTTATAGATTAGTCTATGCTAAATATTTTAACCGAATGAAAAATTATGATATTGCTACAAAATATCACATGCATATTTCTACAGTTAAACGTAAACTAAGTGTGCAGTTAGCTATTTTTCACAAGAAAATTAATTCAGAATAAAAGATGAGCCTTTTGAGCCTTTTTTATGTGTTATAATAGTATTGTGAGAAGTTTAGGTAGAGAAATAAGAATGATCTCCCGAGAAAGAAATATTAAATGATAATTTAGATACGACAGAAAATAAAAGACAAAGTGTAATGCAGTTAATAATGCCTCTGCCTAAACACCTATCATATATTCTCTTAAAAATTTAAGACAGTGTAAAAGCTGTCTTTTTATTTTGCCTGAACGGAGGTGGAAAATTGGCAAGATTAACAACTAAACAAAAAGAATTTGCTGATGAGTACATCTTAAGCGGAAATGCGATGCAATCAGCAATTAAAGTGGGATATAGCGTTAATTATGCAAAATCTCAAAGTCATAAATTGTTGGAAAATGTAGGAATAAAATCTTACATCGATGAACGGATGAAAGAGATTGAATCTAAGAAGACAGCAACGCAGCAAGAGGTTATTCAATATTTAACCTCAGTGATGAGAGGGGAACAACGAGAACAAACGTTAATAGGACGGGGTCAAGGCTTCCAAGAAGCAACCTATATTGATGTTAGTGCGAAAGACAGAATAAAAGCTGCAGATATCCTAAATAAAATTCATCAAGCAAGAGAAGAGAAAAGTGCAACCGCTTCTGAAAGCATCATAATTGTTGACAGGTGGGAAGATGGCTAGGTTTGATGTTCAGAAGAATGTGAATCTACATTTTAAATCTGTGTGGCTTTCTAAAGTGCCTTACAATGTACTAAAAGGCGGCAGGAACAGCTTTAAATCTTCTGTAATAGCTTTAAAACTGGTAAATGATATGGTTAAAATGATAGCTAAAGGAGAGAAAGCTAATGTAGTTGTAATTAGAAAAGTAGCAAATACAATTCGAGATAGTGTCTTTAATAAGATAAATTGGGCCATAAACATGTACGGCTTAAGTAATTCATTTAAAAGTACAGTATCACCGTTTAAAATTATTCACAAAGCTACAGGTTCAAGTTTTTATTTCTACGGGGCGGATGACTTCCAAAAGTTAAAATCAAATGATATTAATAATATTATTGCCGTATGGTATGAAGAAGCCGCCGAGTTTGAAAGCCAGGAGGAATTCGACCAAACAAACATTACATTTATGCGACAAAAACACAGATTAATACCTTTTGTGCAATTCTTCTGGAGCTATAATCCACCTAGAAATCCTTATATCTGGATTAATGAGTGGAGCGAACTAATGAAAACTAACGAAAGTTATTTGGTTCATGAATCAAGCTATTTGAATGATGAATTAGGTTTTGTTACTGAACAAATGTTAGCTGATATTAACCGCATTAAAGAAAATGACTATGAATATTACCGTTATATTTATTTAGGGGTGCCAGTTGGATTAGGAAATAATGTCTACAATATGGCTTGTTTTCATCCGTTACAGGAGTTGCCAACAGATGATAAAGTAATTGGAATATCTTATGCGCTTGATACAGGACACCAACAGAGTGCTACTGCTTGTGGTGCTTATGGTATTACTGCTAAAGGAAATGTAATCTTATTAGATACTTTTTATTATTCGCCTGCTGGTAGAAGTGTTAAAGCTGCGCCCAGTGATCTAACAGTAATGATTAATGATTTCATTACAGGAGTACAGGAGAAATATAATGTACCTATTATTAGGTTAACAATAGATAGTGCTGAGGGAGCGTTAAGGAATCAGTACTTTAAAGATTTTGGGATTAGATGGAATCCTGTGGCAAAAAAAAAGAATCAGACCATGATTGATATGGTAACAAGTTTACTTGCTCAAGGTAAGTTCTTTTATTTAGATAATGAAAACAACAAGATTTTTATTGAAGAACATAAAATGTACAGGTATGATGAGAAAACAATTAAGACACCTGAGCCGAAAGTAATTAAAGAAGATGACCACACAGTCGATGAATTTAAGTATTTTGTTTTGGATAATGCAAAATTATTAGGATTAAAAGTATAGGAGTAACAAGAATGGGGCTTATACAGATTATTAAGAATTTATTTAAAAGGAGCAAGTACACCATGCAAGGTAGTTTAACAAGTATATTAGACCATCCGAAGATAGTTGTATCTTCAGAAGAATACAACCGAATAAAAAACAATTTAACATACTTCCAGAGTAAGTTTAGCGATGTTACCTACCTTAACACGGATGGAGAACAGCGCACAAGGAAGTTTAATCACTTACCATTAGCAAGAACAGCTTGTAAAAAGATAGCAGGTTTAGTTTATAATGAGCAAGCAGAGATCTCAGTTGATAACGAATCAATTAATGAGTTTGTTAACGATATTCTTTTAAATGACAGATTTAACAAGAATTTTGAACGATATCTTGAGAGTTGTTTAGCATTAGGTGGAATGGCAATGAGGCCTTATTTTGATGGCAAAACTATTAAGATAGCATTCATTCAAGCGCCAGTATTTTTACCTCTTCAAAGTAATATGCAAGATGTTAGCAGTGCAGCAATTATTACTAAAACAGTTAAAAGCCAAGGTAAGACAAATATTTATTACACGTTAGTTGAATTCCACGAGTGGAACGATGAAGATTTAACAATTACAAATGAACTTTACAAGTCAAACAATTCAAGCACAATCGGTAGTCAAGTATTATTGAGTGAACTATATGAAGATCTAGAGGAAAGTATAGTGATTAAAGGGCTAAGTAGACCTTTATTTACATATCTTAAAACTCCAGGAATGAACAACAAGGATATTAATAGTCCGTTGGGATTATCAATATTCGATAATGCGAAAACAACAATTGATTTCATTAACAGAACTTATGATGAGTTTATGTGGGAAATTAAGATGGGACAGCGCAGGGTTGCCGTTCCAGAAGGATTAACAACTATGACTGTTATGACAGGAACTGAATTTACAACAAGACGAAGATTTGAAACAGATCAAAATGTTTATGTTCAAATTGGTGGAGGACTTGATGAAAGTAAAATAGTTGATTTAACTACTCCAATAAGAGCTGATGACTATATCAAAGCTATCAACAAAGGTTTAGCAATGTTTGAAATGCAAGTAGGTGTTAGTGGTGGAATGTTTAGTTTTGACGGAAAGACGATGAAAACAGCAACAGAAGTTGTCAGCGAAAACTCAGATACATATCAATTAAGAAATAGCATTGTGTCACTAGTAGAACATTCAATTAAAGAGCTTGTAGTATCTATTTGTGAATTAGGTAAGGCACATGGAATATATCATGGTGAAATACCTAAGCTAGAGGATATTTCAGTTAACCTTGATGATGGAGTATTCACAGATAGAAATGCAGAGCTTGATTATTGGGTTAAAGCATTAGCAAGTGGAATTGTTAGTAAGCAATATGCTATTTCTAAAGTATTAGGTGTGACTGATGAAGAAGCAAGTAAGATGTTAAATGAGATTAATGAAGAAGTACAACCGAACCTAGATGAAACTGATGAGGTAATCTATGGAGATAAAGAATAATGATGGTAATTATTGGTTAAAGTCAAAGGAAGTAGAAGGTTTATTCCATGAATTATCCATGGAAATAATGAAGAACATAGTCAGAAGACTTAAGCAACGTGGAACAGCGGATTTAATCGATAATCCATATGTTTGGCAGTTAGAGAAGTTAAATGACATGCATTTGATTACAGAAGAAAATGTTAAGTTGATTTCTAAATATAGTGGGGTTGCAGAGGAAGTATTCAGAGATGTAATAGCTAATGAAGGCTTTAAAATCTATCAAGATAGCCATCAACAATTGGCACAGGCTCTAAAATCAGATGCAACTCCTAATCCTTTAGTTCAAGATAGTCTTAATTCATTAGCTAAGCAAACGATGTTTGAAGTTAACAACCTAATCAATACTACAATGCCAAAAGCATTACAAAAGAATTACAAGCAGACTTTAGAAAGTGCAGTAGCTGGAGTAGTCTCTGGAACTAAGTCTCATGAAAAAGCATTGTCAGAAGCGGTTTTAAAAATGTATGAGCGTGGGTTTACCGCTTTTAAAGATAGAGGCGGTAAGACGTGGACTGTAGAGCGTTACGCACAAACAGTAATACGAACTACTACTTTCAGAGTATATAGAGAAATGAGAGAAAGGCCTGCAGATGATTTAGGGATAGATACTTATTATTACAGTGCCAAATCTAGTGCTAGAGAGTTATGCGCACCTTTACAGCATCAGATAGTAACTAAAGGAGTTGCAAGGACAATTAATGGTGAAAGAGTGCTGAGTTTACCAGATTATGGATATGGAAGCCCAGGAGGTTGTTTAGGGATAAACTGTGGCCATTACTTAACACCATTTGTAGTAGGAGTGAATTATAAACCTCAACTACCAGAATATTTACAAAATCTAACTGAAGATGAAGCGAAACAAAATGCACTTGATAAAGCAAGACTAAAAGCTTTTGATCGTGAGATTAGAATTAACAAAGATAAGCAAATACTAGCTAAAGAATTAGGAGATAAAGAACTCCAGACTAAGTTAAAACTTAAAGAAAAGACATTTAAAACTGGGAGAAAAAGTCTTATAGAAAAGAATCCAACGGTTTTAGGAGATACTCAGAATAGAAGAAATACGCCTATAAAATATAATAAAGAAAGTACTGAATTTAAAC